AGGCCGCCGGCGGGTGAACCTGCTGAGGATGACGGCCCCGCCGGAGCCGGCGTGGGAACCGGATCAGGGATGGCGGGTGCTGGATCCGGACGGGCATGTGGTGGACGCGGGGCCGCGGACGATCGTGCACGTGACACTGGACCTCGGCCAGCTGCTGGGGATTGACGAGACTCAGGTGCCGTTGCTTGACGGCAGGGAGCGGATGTTATGGCTGCGATTGACCAGGCGCTGGTGTCCATCCTGCTGAACGGTTTGACGCCGACGGGTGCGGCGGGGATCCCGGGTACGGCGATCGGCACTCCTTTGGGGACGTCGGCGATGCGGATCCGCCTGAACTCCACCCTGTCGACGGCGGCGGCCGCGGGCACCGAGATCTCCACGCAGACGTCGGGCTACACGGCGGGCACGGGATGGAACGCTCTCGGCCAGTCGGCGGCGTCCGCGGCCGGGTCGGCGGTAGGCGTGCCCCTGACTACCCAGTCGTTCGTGTCGAACGGTTCCCCGACGAACGTCCTGTCGCTGGACCTGACGGGATCGGCGGCGCAGCGGGGGTTCTGGGGGCCGTTCAACGGCCAGCCCATCGCGGTCGCGTCGGGTAACACGTTCCAGGTGACGGGCGGCTCCGGTGCCGCGGCAGGTATCCAGATCTCGCTGACGTGAGGCGCTGACAATGACGGCCCTGTGGTCGAATCAGGAACTGCTGTACAGCATGCCGGCGTCGGGGGCGACGTCGACGGCTCCGGGTGCCGTGTCGGTGGTGCTGACGGGGAACACGACGACGAACCCGGCGTTCAAGGTGCCGTCGGCGCGGGCGTTGTGGGGAATGTCGAATATCCCTGGCAAGGCGCTGCGGGTATCGATGCGCGGCACGTTCGGCACTCCCGCCTCTTCGCCGGGGACGTGGCTGGTCGGTGTCGGGCTGAACACCACGCAGGCCACTAAGCCGACGACGATCGTGCTGGCTGCGACTGGCGCGTTCACTCCGGCGTCCCCGAACCTGTCGCTTGGATCGACGGCGGGCAGCTGGGAGATGGAATTCGATGTCGTGTTCCAGACGATCGGCACGAACGCGGGCGCGGCGCCGAACGCCAACGTGTTCACGTCGGGGAACTTCGGCTACGGCCCGGGCAACAACGCCGCGACCAGTAGCGGGATCTCCCTGATGGTCGGATCGGGGGCGGTCATCGCGATTGACCCGACGGTGGAGTACTGGGTGGAGGGTTACGCGACGTTCTCCACCGGCCCGGCGTCGACGGTCATCGCGTGCAACCAGTTCTTCGTCAGCGCGCTGAACTGAAATCCCCGGAGGCTCCCGGCGTGAGGTGACCTGAATGGCGCTGGCCCGGGACGCCTCAACCCCCGCCGTCAATCTGTCCGGGTTCCTCGGAACGCAAACCGCGTCGCTCGCGTCGAACTCGTTCACCCCGCCCGCCGGGTCCGTCATCGTCGTCACGGCGTGGGCGGGTGACTCGTTCCAGAATGACTGGGACGCCGCGAAGCCGACGATCAGCAACTCCGGCACCGCGCTTACCTGGACGCAGATTTCGAGCCAGTTCAATAACGGGCTGACCAACAAGTCGATCCGTACCACGTCGTGGTGGGCGTTCACTGCGACGGCGCCGGGCAGCATGACGGCCACGGTCGCCGAGGGCGTCCAGGCCGGGCAGACCCTCACGTTCATGGCTGTCGCCGTTGACGTGTGGACCGGCGCACTCACTAGCGGCCCGATCGGCGCGACCGCTAACAGCAACTCGACGACCGGCGGTACCCGTACCGTCGCGATCACCCCGACTGCGCTCGGGTCGGCGCTGGTGATGGCGGGCGGGAACTGGAACGACGCCACGACAGTGGCGATTACCGCCGGGACCGGCTGTTTCCTGCTGGATGACGCGAACCAGGGTGTCTGCGCCCTGGCGGCCGGGCAGATATGGCTCGGCAGCGGCTCGACCACGCCGACGCTGACGACGACCCTGTCGTCGGTCAACCTGATCGCGTCGTCGTCGTCGGCGACGTTCGCATGGTCGGTTGTCGCGTATGAGGTGCTGCCCGGCACGGTCACGGAAACACCGCTGCCGGTACGGCCGTACAAGTCGCGGCTGATCAGGAAGTACCGGCCGCAGCGGCGGCCGATGCTGCAGGTTCCGTCCGGCACGGTCACGCAACTCGGGGACGGCACCGCTGCAGCGGGGGCCGGCGCGGTTAGCGCCGTTGTCACCGAGATAGCGCCGGCCGCCCCGGCGGGCGCCGCGGCAGTCACCGCCGCTGTCACGCAGATCGCCACCGCGTCTCTTGCCGGTGCTGCCACAGTCACCGCTAAGGTCACGCAGATCGCTCCCGCGGCAGCGGCAGGCGCCGCCGCGGTCACCGATGCCGCCGTCCAGGCCGTCACAGCCTCCTCCGCCGGCGCCGGTGCCGTCACGGATGTTGTCACCCAGATCGTCACGGCCAGCCTCACCGGCGCCGGGTCGCTGACCGCTGCGGCATCAACGACCGGACCCGCCACCGCTGCGCTCGCCGGCGCCGGCTCAGTGACAGCACTGGTCACGCAGATAGTCCCCGCGGCCGCGGCGGCCGCGGGAAGCGTGACCACGCAAGTCACCCAGGTTCAGGGCGCGGCACTCGCCGGCGCCGCTGCCGTCACTGACGTTGTCACCCAGCCGGTCATCGCGTCACTCGCCGGTGCCGGGTCGGTCACCGCGAACGCATCAGTCATCGGCGGCGGCAACACCGCGAACCTCGCAGGCGCTGCGGCAGTCACGGCGAAAGCCGTCCAGATCATCACCGCCGCGCCCGCCAGCACAGGCAGTCTCACCGCCCTGGCCACGCAGGCAGGCAAAGCAGCCCTCACCGCCGCCGGCGCGATCACCGCCGCCGGGACATCCCAGGGTGCCATCCAGGCGGCCAGCAGCACACCGGCCGTCACAGCCGTGAACACGTCGGCTAGCTCGGTCACAGACCCCCGCGACGGCGCCAGTAGCGTCACGGCAGCCGTCACGAGCACACCGGCAGTCACCGACCCCCGCGACGGGGTCGCGCTCGTCACAGCCGCAGCCACGTCCAGCCCGACAGTCACCTAGGAGACACGTTGCCGCGTTTGCTGCTGACCGGTGCCGGCGGGTTCATCGGCTCCCACGTCCTGCGTCACCTGCTGCAGGAGACAGAGTGGGATGTTGTCGCGACGGACAGTTTCCGGCATAAGGGCAAGACAGATCGCATCACTCAGTCGGTCGGTGACCACCTCGAGGTCGGAGGACTACAGGTCATCACTCACGACCTGTGCGGTCCCGTCTCCCCGCAGATGATGCGCCAGATCGGCGACATCGACTTCATCGTCGCGATGGCGTCTGAGTCGCATGTTGACCGGTCCATCGATGACCCGGCCGGGTTCATCCGCAACAACGTCAACGTGATCCTGTCCACCCTCGACTACGCGAGGACCGTGAACCCGGCGCACGTCATCGTCATCTCCACCGACGAGGTGTACGGCCCAGTCGCCGCAGGGCAGGCGCACGCCGAATGGGCGCCCATCCTGCCGTCCAACCCGTACGCCGCGTCCAAGGCCGCGCAGGAAGCCATCGCGATCAGTTACTGGCGGACCTACGGCCTGCCCGTCACCATCGTCAACTGCATGAACCTCATCGGCGAGATGCAGGACCGCGAAAAGTACCTCCCGAAGGTCATTGCAACGGTCAGGGACGGCGGGGTGGTTCCCGTCCACGGCACATCGCTGGATATCGGCACCCGCCATTACCTGCACGCACGGAACCTCGCCGATGCGCTGCTGTTCATCCTGCGTGACCTGCCCGCCGTCCGGTATCCGGACGCACAGCGACCCGACCGGTACAACATCGCCGGACCCGACCGCGTATCGAACCTCGAGCTCGCGCAGATGGTCGCCGATTCTGTCGGCCGGCCGCTCCGGTACGAGCTGATCGATTTCCATTCGACCCGGCCAGGCCACGACCCGCACTACGGACTGGACCCCGGCAAGCTGACGGGACTCGGCTGGAAACCGCCGGTGCCGTTCGCCGAATCGCTCGAGCGGACCGTCCGGTGGACGCTGGACCACCCTGAATGGCTGCTGCCATGACCGCGACTGTCTTCTATAACGACGTCAACGAGATCGCGACGCTCAGCAATGTTTTCAAGGTCTCCGGCACCCCCACCGACCCGACCACGGTCGTCCTGCTTGTCACTGATCCCGCCGGGGTCGCCACCACCTATAACTGGCCTGGCGGCCCGAACACTCTCACTCACACGGGAACGGGCGCGCTCACGCAGAACGTGCCCTGCTCGTCGGCCGTTGACGGGATCTGGACCTGGAAGTGGACTGGTACCGGCGCGGCGTCCGACGTGGCCGAGGGCACGTGGACCGTCGGCCGGATCGACCAGACTCTCTACGCCACCGTGGAGGAACTGAAGTCGCGGCTGAACATCACTGACACCACCGACGATTTCGAGCTGATGCTGGCCGTCCAGGCCGCGTCCCGGTCGGTGGACGAGATATGCGGCCGGTACTTCTGGCGCGGCACCGATACCCGCACCTACGTCCCGGAATCGATATGGCGGCAATCCGTCGATGACCTCGTGTCGGTGACGACGCTGAAGGTGGATCAGGACGGCGACGGCGTCTACGAGCAGACCTGGACGTCCGGCACCGACTACGCGCTTGAGGTCGCGCCCGGCCGGTACAACAACGCCAGCAAAGGCGAGGCGTGGCCGTACACCGGGTTCGTCGCGGTGAACAGCGGGAAACTGCTGCCCTTCATCTGGCCGTGGCGGCACCTGGACGCCATCCAGATCGCCGGCACATTCGGCTGGCCTGCCGTGCCCCTGGCCGTGAAGCAGGCAGCGCTGATCACCGCCGCTGACCTGTTCAAGCTGAAAGACGCCCCGTTCGGTGTCGCCGGGATCAGCGACCTCGGCGCGATCCGGGTCAAGGACAACCCGATGATCACCAGACTGCTCGCCCGGTACATGTCCGGTCAGCGGGTCGGGGTCTGATGGCCCCGCCAGGACTGACTGTCATCCGCGCCGCGCTCGCTGCCACGATCGACACCATCCCCGGGCTTCGGGCCTATGCGAACCGTTCCGATCAGGTCGACCCGCCCGCTGTCATCGTCCTGCCGATTCAGGGGACGTTCATCCGGTACGGCGTTGCCACCGACGGGTCCGCCGAATTCAGTCTCCGCGCCGTCCTGGTCACCGCCAAGAGTGATTCAACATCGGGGCAGGCTGCGATGGACCCGTTCCTGGACGTGTCCGGCGCGTCATCGATTTACGCGAACCTGCAGGCCAACTCCACGCTCGGCGGGGTCGTGCAGTACGCGGCGCTGATGGAAGCCACCGGGTATGGGCCGCTGACCGTCGGCGCCATCGACTACCTCGGCTGCCACCTCATCATCAGCATCGGCATCTGATGCGCTGGCTTGTCGGCCATCCCGGCCCTCACTTTTCCGTTCATGACGTGTACGAAGGCTGGGTGGAAGGGCTCCGCGCCGCCGGTGAAGAGGTCTACACGTTCAATCTCGGCGACCGGCTGTCGTTCTACGACGCCGCCTACATCGAAGCCGAAGCCAGCGGCGTCCACGGCGAGAAAATATTCCGCAAGGCCATCCCCCGCGACGTCGCCATCCAGACAGCTGCTGACGGGATCTTCCGCACCCTGTATAAATGCTGGCCCCACGTCGTGCTGCTCGTGTCGGCGTTCTTCACGCCGCCGTGGATGCTGGACCTGATCCGCGACCGCGGCCACAAAATCGTCCTCCTCCACACCGAATCGCCGTACCAGGATGACGAGCAGCTGATCCGCGCCGCGTCCGCTCACGTCAACCTCATCAACGACCCCACGAACCTCGCTGACTATGCCGGGCTCGGCACCGCCGCGTACATGCCGCATGCCTACCGGACCGCCGTCCACTATCCCGCCGCGCCAGGCGGGCCGCTGGATTATGACCTGGGGTTCGTCGGCACCGGGTTCCCGTCCCGCGTGAAGTTCTTCGAGGCCATGAACCTCGCCGGGCTCGACATCCGGCTCGCCGGCCCGTGGCTGAACCTCCCGGAAGAGTCGCCACTACGGGACTGGACGGCGTTCGACCTGCAGGACTGCATCGACAACGCCGACACGGCAGCCATTTACCGGGCGTCGCGGTGCGGCATCAACTTTTACCGCCGTGAAGGCGAAGACGCCGGCGACTACGCCGGGTGGGCGTGCGGGCCGCGTGAAATCGAGATGGCGGCATGCGGGCTGTATTTCCTCCGCGACCCGCGACCCGAATCGGACGACCTGTTCCCGATGCTGCCCGCTTACACCAGCCCCGGCGAAGCGTCGGACATGCTCCGCTGGGCGCTGGCCCATCCAGAAGACCGCGCTGAGGCTGCCGCCAAGGCGAGGACCGCAATCGAGGACCGGACGTTCGCAAACCATGCCAGGAAGCTCCTGGCGATGCTCGGAAACTAGGAGACAACTGTGGCACGCAGGCACGGGCGCAACGGCCAGGTGTACATCGGGATCGCGTCAGGCGCCGCGGCGTCGTCGCTGCCGTTCCAGGCCGCATGGTCGATCAACATGAACGTGGACAAGCAGGACGTGACGGCGTTCGGCGACGGCAACAAGGTCTACGTCGCCGGGCTGCCCGACGCGTCCGGGGACTTCTCCGGGTTCATGGATGACGCGACCAGCCAGACCTACATCTCCGCTATCGACGGACTGGCCCGCAACTTCTACCTGTACCCGGACGTGACGAACGCGCCGAACGTGTACTGGTTCGGGACTGTCCTGCCGGACTTCTCCGCTGACGGCGCGATCGCCGGTCCCGTGAACTTCAAGAGCTCGTGGAACGCGGCGTCGCGCATCCAGCGGTACACCCCGGCGGGGCTGAACACCTAACCGGTCAGCGCCATTTCATGACGACGCCGTGGTTCCACACGTGGATGACGCCGCACACCATCCGCACCATCGCCGGGTGGCTGCGGGCGGCCTGCACTGACTGGAAGCACTCGAACACTCGCCACCCGCGCGGCAGCCGGTGCCCGGCGATCAGGTGCTGGACCTGCGTCAGCAGGTGAATGATCAGGGCACTGTTCATCGTCCGTCTTCTCTCTGTGCTTCCTCGATCATTTCGAGGACGAGCTGGCTGCGGGTGATGCCGCGGGCGGCGGCTGTCACCCGCAGCCACTTGGCGGCGTCGTCGGGCAGCCAGAAGTTCATCTGGACTTTGGTCATGAGTTCACCTGCGCAGTGCCGCCGCGGTTCAGCAGCCCGTTCCGGTCAAGCAGCGTGATCACCAGCCCGGCGGCCAGCCCGGCGATGCCGAGGATGATCAGCGGGCCGATGAAATGCTCGGTCGTGGTGGCCAGGGTGCAGGCGCTCTGGATTTTCTGTGCCTGGGCGCTGGTGCCGAAGGCGTGTGCGATGCCCTGGACGAACAGGCCCATCGCGCCGGAGCAGACGGCGTTGTACTGCGGTATCGGGCGGCCGTGGTAGATCGGCGCGTATTCGAGGATCAGCCCGGCTGTCAGCGCGATGCTCCCGGCGGCGAACGCGGCGATGCGGTACTTCTTCATGTTCTCCACTTCCTCTGTTAACTACCAACCTACCGCCCTAGTTAAGGATGTCAAGTGGCCAAGGTCACCATCAACGGCGAGATGTTCGACTTCGACCAGGGCAAGCGGCCCATGCTCGAAGCGCTCACCATCGAAGACAAGCTGAAAATGCCGTACGCCGAATGGGAAACCCAGCTCCAGGCCGGGTCAGCGAAAGCACTCGTCGGGTTCGTGTGGATGGTGTGGCACCGCGACGGCCGCGACATCCCCATCAGCGACATCCTGGACGGCACGGTCGGGGTGAACCTCGCCGAGCTGAACATCGAGGCGGACGAGGGCGACGCGGACCCTACTATCCCGACCCCAGTTCCTTCACCTACGACCGGCACAAGTACGCCGGCGCGTTCGCGGAAACCTTTGGCATAAGGCCGTGGGAGTGGCCGCTGCTTGATCAGGCCGATGTCGAGTCGCTGATCGACTACGTGGAGGAGAAGATCCGCGCCCAGTGAGCGATTTCACGGTTGTCCTGAACGAGCCCGCGATCCGGTACATGACCGCCGACCCGCGCAGCGAACTGATCCGGCCGCTGCTCGAGGTGACCGGCGAGGTCGTGGACCGCGGGTCGCAACGCCGTGTCCCGGTCCGCACCGGCGCGCTGTACGACTCGGTGGCACTGGTGTTCGGCGAAGACGAGCACGGCGCCTACGCCCGGATCCAGGCCGCCTGGTATGACGTGTTCCTGGAGAAGCCGGCCCGGCAGATGAAACGTGCCCGCCGGTCACTGCGCACCGCGCTGCGTGACATCCCGAGGATCCTGTGACCAGTCCCCTGGCGACCGCGTTCGTCCTGATCCGGCCCACCACCACCGGGTTCGGGCCGACGCTGAAACGCGAACTGGACGGCGCCGCCGGGGTCGCAGGGACAGCCGGGAAGAAAACCGGTGAGTCGTGGACGAAAGGGTTCCAGTCGTCCGGCGTCACCAAAGCCGCGAACAAGATCACCGAGGGCATCATCGGGATCGGTGTCGCGTCCACCGTCGCGGCCGTGAAATTCCAGGCGTCGATGGAGAAAATCCACACGCAGGCCGGGGTGGCGCAGAGCAAGATCAAGGATCTCGGTGACGGGATCCTGACCCTGGCCGGGCAGGTCGGGTTCTCTCCCGGCAGCCTGGCGACGTCGCTGTATCACGTGGAAAGCTCGTTCGCGTCGCTGGGCATCACCAGCAAGAAGGCGCTGCAGCTGGTGAAGATCGCCGCTGAGGGCGCGGCGGTGGGCGGCGCTGACCTCGAGGACGTCACGAACGCGCTGACCGCGGTGATGGCGTCCGGGATCAAGGTCACCGGCGGTTTCTCCGGCGCGATGGGGATCCTCAACAAGATCGTCGGCGCCGGTGACATGAAAATGCAGGATCTCGCCGACGCGTTCGGCACCGGCCTCCTGGCCAGCATCAAGGGCTTCGGCGTTTCCATAACGGACGCCGGGGCCGCTCTTGCCACGTTCGGGGACAACAACATCCGCGGCGCCAAGGCGGGGCAGCAGCTGCGGATGGCGATTCAGGCCCTCGCCGCCCCGACCGGTGCCGGGAAGAAGATCCTGGAGGGCTGGGGTTTCTCGGTTGACCGGCTGGCGAAGGACATGCAGAAAGGCGGCCTGAAACTTGCGCTGGAG